TAGGCACCAGGGGCCATTGCACGGGGCCACCGCGCCTCCACCACCAGCTGGAATACCACCAGTAGTGCCCCCCCAGCGACCCCCTCCTCCCGTCCCACAACCACCCCCACCGGATGGTCCCCGCGACGCATGGGATCACCCCGTTGACGACGGGCGGGATCGCAACGCATACGTGGCAACTCTCCTGTGGGCACGCACACCCGACTTCAACGCCTACGCCCGCTGGGTACCCGAAGCGTGGGAAGGTATGTCTGCGCAGCGGGACCCCCTCCAACCGCCCCCCCGTCGAGTGCGTGCTGTGCGCACGCCTTGCGGGGGCCTTGTCAGGGGGACCGCCGCCACCTATCTTGCCGCTTTGACCCAGCTAGCAGGGCGTGGTGACGTTTCCGACGAAGTCCTGCGCGCGCTAAATCTCCCCCGTCGCCAACCGCTACGGGGGAATTTGGGAGTTTGGAACACGCCTACCAATCTGCAGTGCCTGGTCGAACTGGGCATGCTCACAAACGAGGCGATCGCGGTTTTTGATCCCGCGGCGGTCATGACCAGGGACGGTGCACGTACGGTGTTACCTATTACGGCTAACAGCCAGGGGCCGGTTTGGGAAAGGACTCACGTTCACGACTGGTTCCTTTCACATCACTGGCAGACGCGCCCCAACACGCGGCTGCCACCGCCCTGGGCCGAGGCATACGGAGGGCTAGTGTGGCCTCGCAACGGGTCGCGCTCCGCGGCACCGCTGGTGGCATCAAACTACGACGAGTGGCGCCGCGACGCAAACGTGTGGCGCGAGTTTATGAACGGTACGAGTGAGCGGCCGAATCTGCCACGCTTGCCTGTTCTGTACATAACGAGTATGGAGCGACAAGTCATCCAAGATGGCACCGCGAATCGCACCGTCCCCATCCCGTGGTCACGCGTCTTCGCAGTCCCCGGCACCGCACCATTAGAATTGCAAAACGCACGAGACCTGGGCGCGGCGTTGCAGGCCGTGGTGGAACACTATGGTGCCACCGTCACGCACCCCCGGGATGAAGACAATTGGGTGCCACAAGTGTACATGGACCAGTACCTCATCACGCCTCTATTAGAACACGCGCTCCGACATGGTGCTGCTCTCCAGCATTATCTGCTGACTAGAGCCAGGCGATTCCTAGTGGGCGACTTGGTCACCATCGTGGCAGGGTTGTTGTCCCCCCTCTATCCCTTCAATGCCAACCGCGGCGTCGTCCAAGTGCTCAACATACATCCTGCCGCTCGCACCAGCCCCTCCGGTGAGCTCCGGGAAGAACATGCGGCATTCAGGCCCTTCTTCGCCGGCACGCAAGCTAGGCAGGACACCATCAACAGGGTGTTCACCGTGGGCATGGCAGCCTATGCTGCGCCGTTTTTGGCCCACCTACCGGCCGTGGCAGCGCCGGCAGGTTGGACATGCCCTATATGCCAGCAAGATGACGCACCGGACGGTGATCGTATTGTACGCCCCTGTGCGAACGACCACTGCTTTCACGAGGAGTGCCTACGCCGGTGGGTGGCCAACCCGCTGGAAAGTGCACCGAACGCTGCGCTCAACACGACTTGTCCTCTTTGTCGTGCAGAGATGTACCCCCCACCGGGGGGTTGGCCCCTCCCCGGACGCCGTTGATGGGGGGGGGCCAGTACATTACGGCGATCAACTATCTACGCCAACAGCACTTGTTAGTCACTTCCCTAGGGCACGTGCCAGAGCGAGTGTGTGTCGGGTACAGTAACGGCTTCCTTCGTACCTTAGGAAGAAGAACCGACACACGACCGCTTTCTCTCATGGAACTGCGTGACCTGACCCCGGTTGTTGGCCCGGCGGCCAGCAATCTGGTAGTGATGGCCACGGAGGATTCAACATCAACGCACGCGGGCCCCCTACTAGGATGTGCTACTATTTACTCCACCTTGAAGCGACATCGTGGTATCGAGCAGGATTTTGCTCTACGCAACGTGAATGCTGGCATGTCGGTACGTATGCGCGCAAATCTGCGCTTCCGACCCACGGCCAGTTTGCGTGCCAAGTTGCTCAGGTATCATCAAGCTGCATTGGCGACTCTGTTCAGTTCAACTAATATACAGCGTTGCATTCGTCGTCTGCCGATCTTCGAACTAATGTCCCAGAGCCTTTCTGCTGAGAGGGTTTTGAGATTGGTCGACGACGAATGCGCTCGTCTCCATCTGCCAGGCCGTGCTGCAAATTGTAAGCTCGAGGTCACCGCGAATCCTGGCAAATCGCCCCGAGTCGTCTTCGACGAGGGCCTTGCCAGGACCGTCGCGAACATCGCCGTTTATTCTCTTCTCGAGGGAGTGATCTTCGACGATCACACCGGCTTTGGGCCTCTGTCAATAAAACATGTCGACAAGCCCAACATGATGGACCGCATCTCGAAGGTGCTGGCCGAGGACCACGGCGACACCTGTGTTGTCGAGGTCGACCAGACCAAGTTCGAGTACCATCAGCGCTCCGGTGACGGCAGCACCCATGGCAACTTTTTGGATATGGAGTACGAGATTTTAAAACGCGTATCGTCGCACGTGTTTGTCGCTCTTAACCCTGTCATATCTGAATTTTACGTACAGTTAGAAGCCGATGCCACTTCTGGGGCGCACACCTTTAGGTGTGGCTTCAAGCCATATCTCGAGGCGTGGAACGCCAACCTACGGTCACTCATCCGCATTTCCGGGAATCGTGGTAC